GGCGCTGCATCAATGGGCCTTTGAGGGTCCGGCTGGCAGGCTTCGCGTATCACTCACTGGGACCGGAGCGACCACGGCAGCGCTCAAGGTATGGCGCGGCGACGATGCAAGCTCAGGCATTCCAGCAGGAGCATTCAGCGGGCTTCGTGCGCTAACCTTCCAGAACTACGTCGAGGCCAATGTAAAGAACGGCGTTCAGTACGAGATCTCAAGCGATAACCTGGCGCTGGCTAACGGCGCGAATATCGACGTGATCTTTACGACTGGCGCGAATCCTGTGGTTATCAAGAATCGCCTAGTCAAGTTCAACGGTACGCACCTGACCACCCGCGTATATCGCGCGCCGACGTACACTGGTGGTACGATCACGCCTTACTTCAACCTTAACGATCGAAACCCTGTAGCCGGATCAGTAGTAATCCGAACTGGCGCGACCGTTACTGTCGTCGGCACAGAGTTCGGCGCACCTACATTCGACATCGGGTCGGCAGGTCAGGGGAACTCAAGCCTTAGCACCTATTCGACTCTCGGCATTGAGCGCCTGCTGGCTCCGAACACTACCTACCTTCAGCGAATCACCAATGACTCAGGCGCGGCTCAAGAGGTTTCGTCTTATTTGACGTGGTTCGAAGGCGGAACGGATCTGCCGCTTTCCTGATGGCGTAAAAAAGCCCTCATGTAGAGGGCTTTGTTTTATGAGATGTTCGGACTGAGCCAGACCTTCGCGTCAATCCCTGTTAGCAGTTTGAATCTCTGCTTAAGAGAATCAACCTCCGACTGATCCCAGCTAATCTCGCATGGCGAATAATCTGGACTCAGCGCGTAATGAAATCCTACAAGACCATCACTGCCACCATCGTAATATGGCGGGCAAACCTCAAGCTCGTCCTCGTCGATTAGCTGTTCAAAATCACCATCGTCCCGTGGACGGCCAACAAAAATAGATGCTGCCGAATCAATGCCCATTTGTGCAATCCTCTGTTTTGGTGAGTCGGACTCTATAGCCGCTTCGATTTCGCGTCAACCCCTCATGCTAAAATAGGCCAAACTATTTTCAGGTGGCGAAAATGCCGACTCTCGACGAGCTTAAGCAGTACCTTACGTCTATCGGCGTACCGTTGCCGCCAGATTTCATTTTGCAGGCGTGGCTTGATACGGTTGCGATCATTCAGCCTTGCCTCGATGGCGCTGGTTATCCTGCATCGACGCAACTGCTGATCTACCTGTATACGCTGAGCCTTTACGGGATCGTTGCTGGCGACAAGTACATCAGTTCACAGACGGCTCCAAGCGGCGCGTCTCAGTCCTTCCGCTACAACAACCTACAAGACAAGTATCGCGGCATGCTGAATTCTCTGCGCATGCTCGACACGTCAGGCTGCACTGATTCCGTTATCCCCGCCGAACCTGGCGCATCTGCCGGTCTATGGGTATCAACTGGCGGGAAGTGCTGCTAATGATGTGTCTCGTATGGACTAAATCAGGATTCCGATTCGTTGAGGTATTCGACGGCAAAGGTGGTAGCGGTTATCAGCCTGTAGACAGCGGCAAGGGTAATCCTCAGCCGCCAAAGGAGCGCTAGCATGGCCTTCATGTCCGCGTGGTACATGATCGACACTGCCACGATCTACCCTAGGCTCGCAGAGAGCGATTGGGGCGGCGGCGTAACATACGGAACCCCCTACACAATCCTTTGCGGCAACGAAGGCGTATCGCGCCAATCACGCGACCAAGAAGGCGCAGAATTCGTTACTCGCGACATTTATTACACAGGAGACACACGGCCCGCTTACTTGGACCGGATCGCGTACGGTGATACTACCGCGCAAGCATGGGATGCAGTTTATGCCGCAGAGATCCGCAAGATTGCTCGTCATGGCATGTCCGCGTTTGGATATGAGGATGAGTATGATTTGGAGACTGTCTGATGCCAGTTAAGGGGCTGAAGGAGGTTCGCCAGCAACTGCATAGGCTGATGGGCGAGATCTCAGGCCCTATGGCAGAGAAGGCGCTAACAGAGGTTATGATTGTTGCTGGTGGATTCGCCGCGACAATGACACCTATTGACACGAGTAATCTGATCAATAGTCAGTTCCGGCATATTGGAAAGTCCTCTAATGGTGTTACGGCAATGCTAGGCTACACAGCGGCATACGCAGCAGCCGTTCACGACAAGAAAGGCACAACGCTTGGCAAGAATATTCCTCGCGCCAAGAACGATCCGTCACGCGGCAACTTTTGGGACCCTGATGCTGAACCTGAATTCCTCAAGAAGGCATTCGAAGAGCCTGATGCTAGGGCAGACATTGACGCTGTAGTTGAAAGGTACATGAAACTAAAATGAGCCATACACCGATCAACCTATTTCGTGACTGGCTAGAGGCGTATGTTTCGACTGCCGGCTATACGATCAGTCGCGGCATGTGGGAAGAGACGAATAATTCGGCAAAGAAGTTCGTGGCCGTCTGGTCTGATTCCGGGCGCACGCCAAATGGCGATATACAGTACCCGCATATCCGCGTGATTGTTACTGGTCGTGCTAATGGCCGATCTCTAGGAGATACAGAGCCGGCAGAATTGTTTGCTGAATCGCTATTCGATGCAGCGGTGGCGAACTTTTCAACTAGCTGCATGATGCAGATTCGCCCAATAGGCAGCGTACAGGGTCCGTATTACACGGAAACGAGCAGGCCATGGGTAGAAATTAACTTCGAACTGACGTGTTAAACTATGCGTATCTGCTCAATTTGGGCGATAAAAATCAACCCTAAAGGTAATTTGAAATGGCTTTGAACTGCGCCTCGGACAAGTTCGTAGGCAAGAGCGTTCTCGCTGAGTTCGCACTTGCTTGCGGTGATGTAGACCCGCTGACTTTGACGTGGCTGCCACTTGGCGCAGCTCGGAACAAGTCTAAAACCATGTCGGCTGACACTGTTGATGCGACTGCTGACGATTCTGTTGGCAGCTTCCGTGACACGCTGATCACCTACAAAACGTTTGAGCTGTCGATTGACGGCGTTACCAAGCGCGACGATGGCACCACCTCCAATCAGCAGCTTCTGTCGAATCACTTCGAGACTGACCCTCAGCCGTATGTGTGGATGCGCCTAACTGGCCCAATCAACACTACCACCTCGTTCTGCGTTCTGACAGAGTTCAGCGAAGAGTATCCGTACGACGACGTAGCCACTTACTCGATGACTGCAAGCGCAACTTCGCGTCCTGGCGGTCTGCCAAGCGTTATCACCGCGCCAACACCGATTGCTGTTACCTCTGTAACTGTAAGCCCAGCAACCGCCACCGTAGCTGTTGGCCTTACCACCAACCTGCTGTCGCATGTGTTCCCGAACGCTGCAAGTCAGGCAGTAACATGGTCTAGCGCTACCCCTGCGAAAGCCACAGTTAACGCAAGCGGCATCGTCACTGGCGTCGCCGCCGGCACCAGCGTTGTAACTGCTACCTCTGTCAGCGACCCGACTAAGAGCGCTAGCTGCACCGTCACAGTGGCGTAACGCTACAGAAATTAAGAAGCCCCGAAAGGGGCTTTTTTACATCTCTCTACTGACAAGACCCTGATAAACCCTTGGCTCAAGGCATGCAAATCGCTGCTCCTTCCTATCAATCCTATTCTGATCATTCGCGTAATTCGCGATCTGCGCGCACTCCTCATCGCTTTTGATGCCAAACCTGTCGGTCGCGTCCATGTATAGGCATCCATTTGATGTGCAAAGACCAACCACTAGCACCAAAGTAAGCATTTAAACCGCCAAAATAGTTTGTGTCATCCGATTATATCCTTGAGCGAAAAGGCGTCAAGCGCAAAATGCTAAAATGGATCATTAATTCTGCGGACGCTAAAAATGCGCAAGCCCATCACCAGCATTGGAGAGATTGGCGCCTATGTTGGCGACAAAGAATATCTGTTCAGGCCGTCGCTATCAGCCATGGATTCTCTAGGCTCTCCGCGAGAGATCGTAGAAAAGTACGGCGTTCTTTTTTCGACCCCTTCAATAAATCCGATTTGGCCCGTGCAATCTTATAGGTCATGGGAGCGCGACGTCATGTCTGTTGCTTATGACGTTCTCGTGGCCTGCTGCGATGACGACGTAACGCCGCTGCTTGGCCATATGGGTAGCAAGTGGGGTTCGTTCGTTCCAGGCGCAATGCCTGCAATGGATATGGTCTATCTCGCTAGATCACTGATAAATGACGGGATCATCGGCCTTAAGCCTGAAGGCCTGCTCGCAAAACCAAAAGAAGAGTACACGCCAGAATTCAGAGCGCGAGAATTCGTGGCGCAGGCCGTCGCTCATCTCGGAATTGATAGTGATAAGGCTTGGAATATGACAATGACTGAGTTCGCCGGGGCGATGCAGTCAAAATTCGGAAAACCTGAAACTCTGCCGAGCCTTGATGAACATGATGATGCAATGGCTCGACTCAAAGAAATTAACCGACTGAGACAGTACCAATGAGCAACCTTGGCACGATCACATATACAACCAACATCGAGACTGCTCAGCTTGTTTCCGGCACAAAGGCTGCTGATAAGCAACTTGATAGCCTACAAGGATCTTTTGACCGCACGGATAAGGCAGCAGCTCAGTTGGGTGGAGGGCTAAGCAGGCTCGCAACATCGATTGCTGGTGTTCTGTCTGTTGCCGCCGTGGTTAATGAGTTCAAGAAAGCCATTGCCGTGACAATGGAGTTCAACGCGACAATCTCCAACCTTTCTGCATTGACTGGCGCGGTCGGCAAGGATCTAGAAGTCTTTCGTCAAGCGGCCATTGATATCGGCGGCTCTACATCCCTGAGCGCCACTCAAGCAGCAGAAGCGATGAAGCTGATTGGCTCTGCATCTCCTGATCTGTTGAAGTCTGCCGACTCTCTCAAGGCCGTTACGCAGCAGGCCGTAACCTTGGCTGAAGCAGCAGGCAGCACTCTTCCAGAGGCCGCTGCGGCACTAACTGGTGCGCTTAACCAGTTCCAGCTTGGGGCTGATCAGGCAGGACGGGTCATTAACGTTTTGGCGGCTGGTGCGAAAGAAGGCGCCTCCGAAATCAATGACACAGTAGCAGCGATGAAAGATGCTGGCGTCGTTGCGGCTCAAGCAGGCCTTAGCTTTGAACAGTTCAACGGCGCAATTCAGGCGCTAGCTCAAGGTCAGATCAAGGCTGGAGAGGCGGGCACCGGTCTCAGAAACATTCTGACAATCCTAAACACTCAAGCCAAGTCTGAATTTAAGCCTTCGGTCGTTGGCCTGTCCACGGCGCTTGCGAATCTTGAAAAGGCCGGTCTTGACGATACGCAAATGGTCAAGCTGTTCGGGCGAGAGAATATCACCACCGCCAAGGTACTTTTGCAGTTCCGTGGCACGATGGATAATGTTACTACCGCTATCACTGGCACGTCTGAGGCATATAAACAGGCAGCGATTAACCAAGATAACCTAAAAGGTGACGTAGCCAACCTATCAAGCGCATTCGAGACCCTGCAAATTACTATTGGCGACTTGTCAGACTCGACATTACGCGATCTTACAAAGCAGTTGACCGATGTTCTTTCGTCTTTCGGAAGCAACAAGGATGCGCTTGCATCGTTCTTTAATGTAGCCGGCGACGCAGCTCTATCATTTGCGGCTGTAATTACCGGCAGGGTTGTTACCGGTCTTGCAGGATTTGCGACCGCTCAAGCTGCAGCAGTAAAGGCCACGCTTGAGCAGGTTGCCGCATCGCAGCAGGCAGCAGCAGCGGATCTAGCTCTAGCTCGCGCAGAAGACGCAGCAGCTAAGGCGGCGCTTGCAAAGACAGTTGCTATTCAGGCTGCAAACTCTGGAATGAAGCTAGGCTCAGCTAACGCTGATCAACTAGCAGCAGCAGAAGCCAGGGCTGCGGCAGCAACAACCAATCTTAACGCTGCGCTAGCAGCTAGCGCAGGAGTTGCAACGAAGTCCAGCATTGCTCTTGGTTTACTGGGGAAAGCAACATCTTTCCTTGGTGGCCCGCTTGGTGTATTCCTATTGGCTGCAACTGCTGTTGCTGCGTTCTCGCGAGAATCTGCCAAGGCCAGGGTAGAGGTTGATGCGCTTAATGGATCGCTTGAGACTCTTTCTTTCAATCAGATGTCAAGGGCTTCTCAGGAGGTAAAAGAGGAAATCGTAGATCTTAATGGCCAGCTTGCTGTTGCTCGAAACAACTTCAATAGTCTGTCAAGCGACAAGGCAGTTCTATCGGCAGAGGCTTTCGCTAAGAAGCAAACAGAGGTAAGGGCTGCGCTTGATGATGTAAACCAGGCTATCGCCCTTCGTGAAAAGCGACTTGATGAGATTGCAGCAGCACAAGACAAAATCACAAACAAGCCGCAAGCTCCAGCAGTAAACCCAACGATAACTCCGGTTGTTTCTGAGACTTCGGAAGACGGCCAAAAAGCCATCGACACGCTTAAAGAGCAGCTTGCATTAGCAAAGCTTACAGGAGAAGCAAAGGCTAGACTTCAAGCAATTCAGAAGCTAGGAAGCGCAGCCACCGAAAAGGAAAAGGCTGAGGCAGCAGCACTCGGCGCTGAGATTTACAAGCTAGAAACCGCAACCAAGTCGTTAGACGAGGCAAACAAGAAGCAAAAGACAAATGCTGAGCAGCTTGCCAAGCGTGCAGCTCAAGAAGAGAAGAAAGGAATTGAAAGCAATCTTGAGGTCTTCTCTAAGCTGGGAGCTGAGCTTGCAAGCGTCGGTCAGTCAGCGCGAGAACTGGCTCAGGATCAGGCGCAGCTAGCGCTTAACAAATACGCAACTCCTGAACAGATTCAGTCAATCCGGGATATCGCGGGCGCCTTCTATGATGCCAAGACGGCAAAAGATACTCTTGCGCGTGTAGATCCTGCCGCCAATGCTGCGCAAGGATATCAGCAGCAACTGAAAGACCTGCAAACCGTCAACGACATGAAGCTGTTGAGCGACACAGATTACCTTGCACTTAAAGAGCAAGCAGAAACCGAATACAACGACAGGATGTTTCAGATTGAGCAGCAGCGATTTGCCGCTCAGTCTGCCGGCAATCAAGCGCTAATTGACGGGCTTGATGCTCTAGGCCAAGCAGGAACTCAAGCGCTTGGCGGGATTCTTTCTGGCACTATGAGCCTGCAAGACGCGCTCGGCAACATCGCTAATACCGTGCTCAATGCTGTAATCGGTTCGTTCGTCCAGGCTGGTGTTGAATGGGTCAAGCAACAGATCGTGATGGCGTCTGTAGGTCAAGCAACTGCTGCTGCTGCGACTGCTGCGTCTGTAGCTGAGGCTGCTATTGTTTCCGCTGCATGGGCTCCTGCTGCTGCATTCGCATCCCTGGCATCCTTTGGCGCTAACGCCGCTCCTGCTGCTGCCGCACTGACTTCTACCAGCGCTCTTGCATCTGGCCTGTCAATGGTTAGCGGTAAAGCTCTTGGCGGTCCAGTGCAGGCGGGCGGAATGTATCGCGTCAACGAAACAGGTGCTCCAGAGATATTTAACGCAGCAAATGGTCGTCAATACATGATGCCTAACAGTCGCGGCGATGTGGTTAGCAATAAGGATGCGAGTTCAGGTGGTGGCGGCGCAGGAAATGCTCCAGTAATCAACAACCACAACTACAGCGGGCAGACAATGCAATCCACCGCCAAGTTCAGCGAGCAAGATCGTCGCTGGGTTATTGATACAATTGTCGGCGACATGATGGGCGACGGTAGGACTAGCCGCGCAACGAATCAGATTACCGGGACTAGGAGGCAGGGAGTTTGAGCACGTTAATTGAGCGCGTATATGCGTCGGCAGGCTCAGAAGTAATCATTGACACCATCGAGCTTGCTTGTCCTGCGTGGACTGAATCGATGTACATCGTCAAGGGTTATGAGGATATGACTCTTGGCCTTGATGGCGTTACCTTTAAAGAATTCATGGCCGCACCTATCGCTATTGCGCTGCCAAAGAAGAACAACCAAGGCAACCAGACGCTTAACTTTGCGATTGATAACGTTACTGGTCAGGCTCAGCGGTTGATTGATACCGCCATGGAAGCTGGCGCAAGAATCACGCTTACCTTTCGCCGGTATTTGAATACTGATCTTACGACGCCTTCTGAAAAACCATTCTATGCGGTAGTACTTGGCGGGAATGTAACTGGTACTACGGTTCAAATTGAGGCCGGATTTGTAGATGCATTGAACTATGCGTGGCCTCGCGATGCATATAACACCGTTGAATTTCCTGGATTGAAGTACCTCTAATGGAATGGATCAACGCTTATCTAGCCTCTAAATACGTAGACGGTGGCCGAGAAGTTGGCGAGCTGGACTGTTTCGGTCTTGTTAGATTGGTTCGCCATCACCATTGTGGCAAGCGCCTACTCCCATCATTCGGCGCAATCCGAAACACGCAACCTAAAGAATTCACCCGCGCCTATCAACAAGAATCCGCCTCAATGCAAGAGTGCGCACCAGAACACGGAGCAATCGCAGCCGTGTTCCGCGGACCTTTGTGCATACACGTCGCTGTTATAATTGAACTAGAAAATGGATTGCACGCGCTAGAGATCAACCCGAAGAAGGGGGCTCGGCTGATGCGCGTTAGTGATTTCGAATCCCAATATCTAAGAGTGATCTACTACCGTGACAATTAGAGTATTCGGGTCGAAACTTAATGATGAGCCTGGCGAAGAGTTTCAGGTAGGCGGAATGACTGTGCGCCAGTGGTTGGCGACTAATCCTGATATTCCTAGCTATAAGGACATGGAAGTTCCGCCAATTAGCGCTTCTTTAAACGGCAAGTTAATTCCTCCAGAGCAGTGGGATATTTGCTCGTTTGCTGCTACTGATACCGTCGACATTGTGATTGAGCCAAAGGGTACAGAACTGTTCTTCGGAGCACTCTTTCTCGTAGCCATCAAAACTTTGACGCCAAAGATTCCAAAGGTTAATTCTACTGCGCAGAATGGCGAAGGGATTAACGAGGCTTCGATTAAGGGCAACAAGGTCAAGCTGAACTCGCCTATCCGCGAGATCGCCGGAACTCGCAAGGTTTACCCTGACTATTTGCTGCCGCCTCGCCGTTACTTCGCGGGACCTCGTGAGCAGCACGTCGAAATGCTTCTGTGCATCGGCAAGGGTGATCACGAAGTTCCAGGCAACAAGATTCTGATTGGCGATACCCCGGCTATCTCTCTAGGTGCTGACGTAGAGATTAACGTCTATCCGCCAGGTGCCGACCTAAGCGCAGATCCCGCGCATATGTGGTGGAACGACGTTACTGAGGTCGGTTCAAGCTCTAACGGCTCGTCAGGGCTTGAGTTGACGGTTGCGACTCCGCTAACTAACGGCTACGTTGCAACATCTCAGATCTTCGACGACTACACCGTCACCATCCCATCCGGAGCAGGATCATTTCCTAGCGATTGGTCAGACGGCCTGATCGTACGCATCCTCGTTTCGTACCAATACGATTTCATTGATGGCGGCGCTGGTCGTGACATCATTCGCGGATTCAATCTCGACATGCTTAACCCAACGGTTGGAGACTCGATTGAGATTGCTGGTACTAACGCAGGCCTGTACGTCGTTAATAGCTTCACTCCGTCCGTAGGGCTCACTCCAGCCGAGATGACTCTGAACTTTGATGGTGGGGCGCCTGTAACTGGTATGACGCTAGGATCGCTTCCGGCGAGCATAGGGCCGCGTGGACAGCGGTATAGGATCACCGTGTTCAGCACTCCACAAATTACTGTCGAGCGACTGGATTCTACTGGTGCAGTCGATACAGGCTTCCCAGGCTTTATTTATCTCGAAACTGCATCAGCCTCAGTGACTCTTGACCCATCAAACCTTGAGGGTGGTTATCGTGGTCCATTCGCCATGTGCCCATTTGGCGAGAAGGCCACAGCTATTGAGTGGGATGTGTTCATGCCGTCTGGTCTGTGCGGTCTAGGTCGCGAGGGTCAAGTTTACGAGGTGTCGGCGTTTCACTCATTTGAATACCGTGACATGGATATTGCGGGAGCGTGGACCGTAATTGAAAAGGCACACTCGGGGTCTTCGCTTGACTCTCAAGGATTTACTAATCGCGTCGATCTTCCGTACCCGATGCGTCCAGAGGCTCGCATAAAGAAGCGCTTCATCCAGCAATCAGAGCGCGAGAACGAGATCAACAATGATACCGTCTGGTATGGCGCTCGCTCGCTCCTGTCTGGCCCTACCTCATATACCGGGGTAACTGTCATGAGCATGAATGCTCGCGGTGGTGATCGACTTTCTGCACAGTCAGAAACGCTGGTTTCCGTAGAAGCAACGCGCAAGCTGCCTACCCGTGTAGCTGGAGCTTGGACAGCGCCAATCGCAACCCGCGACATCGCTCCATTCTTCGCGTACGTCGCAAAGAACGTTGGCTACACAGATGCAGATATCGATCTTGTAGAGCTAGATCGGCTAGACGCAATCTGGAAGGCTCGTGGCGACCACTACGACCAAGCAACGAACACCAACGGCACAGCTAAGGGCGTTATCAATGACGCGCTCTCATGCGGTTTCAGTGAGCTTACTGTTGACCGTGGATTATTGCGTCCTGCCCGAGATGAACCTAAGACCGTATTTGAGTCGATGTACACACCTCAGAACATGACTCGCGGTCTTGAACGCGACTTCACTGCGATTCGCCCTGACGACTACGACGGCGTTGATGTTGAGTATGTCGACGGCGTTTCTTGGCAGGTTGAGACTGTTGAATGTCGCTTGCCTGGAGACGCTGGCACGCGAGTCCAAAAGATCAAGGCGGAAGGATGCACCAATCGCACCAAGGCATGGCGCATCGGCATGCGTCAACGTCGCGCATTGAAATATCGTCGCTGGGAATACAACTGGGCCACCGAGCTTGATGCGCTGAATAGTCGCTACTTGAGCTATGTCCAAGTCGCCGACGACGTTCCTGGCTATGCGCAATCCGCCTATATGATCTCTTATGACAATGGCGTTATTGAGTCGTCTGAGGCTTTCGACTGGTCAGATCAGGGGCCGTATTATTTGTATGTGCGCCGCCAAGATGGGTCTAGTGCTGGCCCATATATCGCCACTCGTATTGATGACTTCCATCTTTCGATCTCTGGATTGGATTTCCCTCCAGATACCTCACTAGATCGCGAGCCGCCGCACTTACTATTCGGCATCGGATATAAAGTTCTGATCACTTCAATTTCGCCAAATGGGACTGACTCGGCCAGCGTTGAAGCGATGCAGTATAATGAGTTGGTATATGCATCGGACGACCTTTCGCCGCCATGATCAATTATCCAGAGTCATTGCCGCGTGGCCTCCATAACGGCAGAACCTACCAAACAGTTAGCCCGCTAAAGCGATCAGATCTCGCTAGCGGGCGCGCTCGTCAACGCCGGAATTTCACCAGCGTCCCGACGATGGCTAGCATTAGTTGGATATTCAATTCGGCTCAGGCTCAGGCGTTCGAGGCGTGGTGGCGCGATCAGTTAATTGACGGCTCACAGTGGTTCGAATGCCCTCTTGAAACTCCGCTTGGATATCAGGATTACACCGCTCGATTCACTGATATCTACACAGGCCCTAATCGCCTCGGGCCTCTTCTTTGGCAGATTAGCGCCGAACTCGAATTACGCGAGCGCCCAATTCTTCCTGTCGACTGGGGTCTTATTCCTGATTTCGTCGCACAACAAGCAATCTTTGATATTGCCATGAACGACAAGTGGCCTATGAATCCATGGCAGATCTACATTCTCGAAACAGACCAAGCAATTAATCAGGAGTGGCCGACGCCATGAGTTTCTACAATACTGGTAATCCGGTTCCTTCTATCGATCCTCGCGATCTAGACGATAACGCTAAGCATATTGATGAGATTGTCAACGGTACTGAGCTGACATTTACAGATCGCTTCGGCACGCAACGCAAAACTCTCGCCGGCGTCGAGAACTCCGCGGCCGCGTTCTCGCAATTCATCACAAACACTACAAATAGCATCCCGACTGGCGGCGTCGTAGATGCTACTTCTGCTTTGATTGCGGCAGAAGCAGAGGCATATGCAAGCGGAAATTACCTTATGCTGAGTGGAACCTATCTCGTCACCTCAAATATTGAATTCCGCCGCCAGTTCTTCACAAACGGAAACGTCAAATTTATAGGCCCAGCGAATGGCGATCTAGCGCCTACTATCAAAATCAGCTTCACGCGCCGATTTGATGTATCGACCATGGGGTTCGAGAACCTCATCGCTTCCGTCGCGCCTGTCAGCGGTACAATCGCGTACGCGCCTGTCAAAGTAGATAAGATCGACCTATTTAACAGTCAGCTCGTGATCGGAAGCCCTGGGTCAATCGTTAGTGGCTTCGATGTCAGCGAGGTGAAAGCAACATCGGGCAAGAGCAGGACCTTCAGTGCGATTAAAATCATCAACGCTTGCAATATCGAAGTTAGCAATTGTGAGGCAGAAGAGTTTGCTTGCGGAATCGAGGTCGCACCGACAAAATCGTACGCTGCCTCTCAGATAAACCTACATCACAATGCGCTCTCAGCGAACGACGCTGCAATCAAGCTGTCGGGCACCTCCAAGTGTCGAATCAGTAAGCCTACCGTAAAACATAATACCCTTGTCGGATCAAATAGGGGCGCGGCTAGTGCAGCTTTGGGAGTGTTCATCGGTACTTTCTGTACAGGGCTCCGATTCGCACACAACGTTGTTAGCGGCAAGAATGATTTGTTAAAACTACAAGGCTGCCTAACCTCTCGGGCCTACAAAAATGAATTCGTCCAGCATGGCGCATCCCCGGTATTCCGTTTCACGTCTTGCCGTGATACCTATTTTACGAGAAACAAATCAGTCGTTAACTCCGGGGCGGTATTCCTCGGCCTGGTCGGTGGAATAGAGGTAAACCCGATCGTAAACGGCCTCTACTACAAATCAGCGAACCTCGTAGTTGAAGACAATGAGTCAAAGGGTGTCGCTTTCACTCTGAAAATCCAGAACACGGACGGCACGAGACACAACCGCAACGTTTACGAGATGACATCGGCTATACCCGCGAACTCGGCGTTGTGGTTAGCAACTGGCGCGCTGAATAATCGTAGCTATGACAACGTGTACAAAGCGCCGAGCGGGACACCCGTTAAACTCGATGCAGGGATTACAGTAGATACCGCCACCAGCCCTCAAACACTGGTCGTTACAGCTGCACCAACGACCAGTGTCACCGCACCCGTCATAACTACGACGGATGCTGCACTGAATAACGCCAAGTCCTACGTAGTCGCATTCACTGTCGGCAGTGTGAAGAACATAAAAGGCTTGGAAAACAGCACCGTGAAGCAAACCCTATCCGCTTGGATGGCTACGGTCCCGGGCGCTACGCTCGGGTGGAACTCTAGCTCTTGGAACGTGGTAGATGGCCGACTGCCCGACGTGATCGTGGACGGGGGCCTGCATGAGCAGGCAGGGCCAGAGGATTATTACTTTGCTCAATCTGGCATGGTTCTAGACCTTGGGAACCTTCTGACCTGCCGGGATTTCTTCCGTGCAACCGTGGATCTGAATTACCCAATCCTTGTCGGGTCCAAAAGTATAGAGGAAGAGTCTTGGCAAACCGCTTATTTCAGGGCGCCTCTCGTAGTAGACGGGGCGGTATATGATGCCGTAGGGTCAGGCATAATCCCTGATCAGGCCGGTTGGGATACAGCGCTTAGCGCGAGGATGTGTATGGGCCAAAAGGCTGACCTTAGTTATATAATCTTGGCTGTCGATGGCGTAAGCGGATCATCCGGATGCACGATGAAGCAGGCTGCTGACAAGCTTCTTGCGCTTGGCTGTGTCAACGCATTCAACCTTGATGGCGGCGGCTCAGCGACACTCTGGTACGGCGGCGCGGTGATCAACAATCCAGGCCTAGGAGCTGGAGAGCGTGCAATTCCAGCCGTGCTTTATGTGTGAAAATAGGTATAGCTGCCATACTTTGATTAGAGAGCCAAAATGACCAACACCTACAACACCCTAAACCCATTAGGCTCTACATCCGCCAAAGACCTATCGGATAACGCGTCGAATTTTGACGAGGGGATGAACTCTCTGTCGACAAGTTTCTACGACCGGTTTAAGCGCCGCCGTGAAACTTGGGCGGGCATGGAGAAGATGGTTCAGGACTTTCTTGAGGCCATGGGGTTTGAGGCGACCCATCTCACTTACGTTGATGGTACGCCGCTTACTGTTCTTCGTCCTACTCAGCTTATCGACCGCGCCGGATCTGTTTATAAGGTCAAGCAGCCTGCTAGCTTTCCGTTTAACTTGACCGGTACTTGGGCTACTGACCAATTGCTACTGGTCGACGTTGGGGACTCAAGCCTGCGCTCTGCTTTAGCATCGGCGACTGGCTCATCGATGATCGGTTTTAAGGGGCCAGGCGCTGGCGAGGTGCTTCTTACTGCTGAGCTCCTCCTGCTCGACGCAGTGAGTGTTCGCCGCTTTGGCGCAGTGTGTGACGGTGTTGCGGATGACACAGTAGCCGTACAGAAGACGGTCGATTATTGCGCCGCTAACAACTGGCCACCCATGGAAGTCCCTGGTCCGTGCCGCCTTACAGCATCAATTAACATCGACCGAATGGTGGACACGACCACCAGCGAATTCAGGATTGTCGCCAAGGGGCCGAATGCTGGCTTCTACGTGACGACCAATATCGAGATGTTCACATCTACTATCGCCATGACGACCTCGCCGGTTAGTGAATTCGTGACTTTTGAGGGCATCCGATTCGCCTGTGATAATTATCTGACTGGTCCTCGTGTTCTCTCGAAAAAATTCCTGCGCATGAAGTTCATAAACTGCTACTTCTACAAAGTACGGTTTATGGTTACTGATGTGTATGCTCAGTCGTTCTTCTTTTCAAATTGCAACATCCGCGCTTGGGATTCAAGCTGGTTCGTCGCGGACCATGGTTTCGATATCGACTTCGATGGTTGCATATCCGAGTTCGGCATTGGCTACCTGGTGGTGATGCCTAACGGCTGCTACTCGGTGAGATTTCGAGGTGGAGTCCATGAGGGCAGTGGCGGCGGCCTTGTAACAGCCGGACTGGCGAGAAGTCTTCTCGTGTCGGGGTATTATGGTGAAGGTAACAGTCAGTCATTTCTTGAATTCGGTGCTGGTGCGCCCAACACAAATATCACGGTTATCGGCACATGGATAACAAGTACGGCCGCCAACGTTGCAAACACTAATTTCTATGAAATCAACTGGAGCAACACTTCTGCGCCAGTTAGTATCGGCAACAGCGCATTCAACGGCAGATTGCACGACAACTCATTGCTTCCAGCAATTGATACTGCGGCAAATTTGCTGTCAATGGGTGACACCGCAAACCTAGCAGTCTACAAAATGCCTTACTCCGCTGATCGCGCTCGCGGAACCTGGCCTGCTGCAACTTCGGCGGGTACTGGTACATTCGCATTCTCAACATACCGAAGAAGTGGCGCTATCTTGTTTGCTGATTTCTCCATAACTTTCGGATCGGCATCTGGTAGTCCGGTGGTTATTACTGGGCTACCAGTAAACTCAGTAAACAGTATTTTCGGTGGGTCTGTCACTCTCACAAGCCAAGTTGGAGAGGTATATCTGATTGGCGGGACTGGCGCCGGGAATGGGTGTACGGCTACATCGTTTGCTGTTTGTAAGGACAAACAAGGAACTGCCTATACCTACACCGAACTTTCAGGTGACACGCTTACCGGGCGACTCCAGATAAGCATATAAACAAAAACCCCGCCTAATAAGCGGGGTTTCTTTTAGTGCAGAGTTGGCGGCTTCGATAATAGCTCCGGCTCCTCTCCTTCGTGCGCTAGTTCTGCGATCATCACGTAATGATCAGTCTCTGCGCATGGCTCCATTTGGATATTGAATCCGTGACCTTCTAGCTCGCAAACAATGTCGGCAACCATATCAGGGAATGGATAGAACTTTAGCTTTATTCGTTGGCTCATTGTGGAAGCTCCGGTATTTCATGCCAGTGTGATGGTTCGCCGTCAAGATAAATACCGCAATCAGATTCTACCCCGGACGCCCTCCACTCATTATGCCGAAGATACGCGCATGCTGGCTCGTTTCCTCTGGACCACACGATAACATCAGTGTGTTCGGCTGGCTTCCTATCTAGCACCCTGATCCATTCGCTCATTTACTTTTCCGTCCCTTAATAATTATTGAGTCAGTGTTGTGCGCAATGCATCCGAATATAAATGCCAGCGGACCTAGAGAGCCAACAAAGATAACTGGAATTATGTCAACCACCTCGAAATCAAATTCAGAGGTCCACCAATAAATGAATCCAGCTATACCGGATGCCCACCATAAAGCAATGAAGATCCCAATCATTTTATTTCTCCTGTAATCTTCTGCAATCCATGACATTCATTGCAAAACAGATAGCCGTAGCTTCTAAGGAAAATTGCGCCCGTTCCCAGAAGCTCGTGCTTGCACGCGCATACTTTCTCCGAGAACTCTAAGTTCTTCGCGCATCTCTGCAACGCCTGCGAGCCACATTCCTTTCTCTGGTCCTGGCAGATATGGACACTCATGTTTATTCTCCAGAAACGCTAACTTGCCTTCAAGGTAAAATTGGTTTGATAGTATCTTGTGCTGCACGACTATTTCCCCGATGCTTCAAGCAATGCTTCAAGCCTTTCAATGTAACGATTCGCACGCGTCAGGTTTAATTCATGACTCAATGATAGAGCCTTGGAGCTTACTAGCTCTGCGCGCAATGCAGGAATTTCAGGAGCAATACCAGCTTTCGCATTTCGCAGTGATGCTACCTCTATTTCCAGCAATGCTAGTCGCTCATCACGTGCGATCATGTCAGCCTTTCGCCGCTGACTCTGTTCTTTCATCGACTCGCGATGGCAGCCGATACAGTTGTTATTCGGCAAGTAGCGGCGACCAGCAAATTCTGGATGTTTAGCGCAGTCCTTGCCGTAGACTGATCTCATTGATTAAATTCCCTGAATACCTTAAAAGCGCCAGGCTGGCCAAACCCGCTCATGACCAAGTTGTTTGGAGTGCCTTCGTTGCGCAGATAGGCCACTGGTTCACGCTGCCCGCCCTTCAGCCGCTCGATTTCGGCCGCCTGCTTGGCGATGGTGGCTTGCAGTTCGGCGAGTTCGGGCGGCTCAACATACAGCTTCAGTTGTGCTCCAGGATTTGCTGCGTTCAATTCGTCGATAGGCTTCCGATACCAGTCGACATCCCAATCATCCAGCTCTAGGCCCTGAGTGCCATTGAACACTTCGCCGAGCATCAAGACGCCTACAGGCTCAGGTTGCTGGCGCTCGACGACAGGGGCGGTCAAGTCCAGTAACAACGTTGGATTCATAGCTGCGATGAAGCGCTTGTGCTCAGGCGAATCCTGCGACGTGCCGCAAGCCAGTTCGGCCAACTTGCGGATTTCAATTTTACTGCTCATTCGCTTGCTCCCGATTCGGTGGGTTTGCAGTTATGCAGAAATCGGCACATAACAGCGATGAAAAGTGCATACCCGATAATCCAGCTCATGATTTACACACCCGCTCAAAGTAACCGTCAACATTAGGCCATGCGCCTTCAGAGATCATCTGGCACTTTAATACCTGATCATCAAGGCCGTCTTGATAGCTCATGCGATTAGATACAAAGAAGCCAACTACCAGCAATACAACGATGACGATTACGGTGCGAGAGCTCATTGTCAATCCTCCATATCCAATTCAGCCTGTTCCGGATCTTCCATGTCTACGCCGTCCATGTCGAATTTGCAGTCCCAAACGTGCCGGTACAAAGACGAGTAGATGTCGTATGGAAGCCCCATCAGCAGGGCACCGCGCAGCATGCCGAAGATATGCTTGTACTCGCTGGTTCGTGAGCGTTGGAATTTGTCGTCAGCGAATGAAATTGACTTATGAATCTCTTTTACGAATCGTTCTTGGTTGCCTGTGTGCATTGGTACTGCTCCTGTTGGCTTAAGCGGATTGTAAGCCGAAGACAGGAATTCGCGCAAGTTATTTCGGGTAAACTTAGGATATATTTTTCCATGGTGATGTCATGTCAGTAGCTCGCGGTATCCGGAACAACAATCCAGGCAACATCGACTACAACCCAGCCAACAACTGGCAGGGTCAGCTCAAGGTAGACAAGACCGTCGAACCTCGATTCTGCCGGTTCGATACGCCAGAGAATGGGATTCGTGCGCTAGGCAAGCTGTTGCAGACATATCAACGAAAGCATGGCCTGAAGACAGTCAAGGCGATCATCAGTCGATGGGCGCCAGCGACAGAGAACAATACGAACGCGTACGTTAAGTCGGTTGAAACGTACACGAACACGAAACCTGGCGCTGAAATCGACTTGCGAGAACATGACATTCTGAAAGGGATGATCAAGGCGATCATTCGGCATGAGAATTCGAACTATGAATACCCTGACGCGATTCTGTCTGAAGGTGTTCGCCGTGCGCTCGCCTGAACTATTCTCTGGAGAACACTAATGCCGCTCTGGCTATCCGCGCTACCCTGGCGCTTCATCTCAGGCATCGCATGCGGCTCGATAGTCGTTTGGCTTTGGCATGATGCTAGCGTGTCGAGGATTGCGACTGATCGGGCCAATGAGAAGCTTGGTGCGGCATTCTCGGTTATTGCAGCAAACAAGGCAGACGAATCAATAGCTAAGGCGTGGGAAGTTCGCCTATCGGAGCTTCGAGCAAATGAAAACACTATCATCCGTGAGCGCGAAAAAATCGTTGAGATGCCTGTTTATCGGAATATTTGCTTGGAGCCTAGTGGCGTGCAGCTCGCAAACGACGCAAAGAACGGGCGCATCACAAGCAAGCCTGTTGACGCCTTGCCGGATTCCAAATGATCTAGAAGGCGTAACAGGTAAGGATGCGCTGACTGCTTTGACTGAGTGGGGTGCGGCGCTTAGAGAGTGTTCTGAGCGGCATGATGCTTTGATTAGTGCGATTTCCGAGAAAAATCAATAGGACCCCAGCCATTTCGTTTCGGAGGATTTACGTATTGCATGCTTGTAGAGAATACGTAATCAAGATCATCAGGTCTGCGCGCATAACGCTTGTAAACAGTTGATCGTGATAGGCCAACCCTCCTAGCATGACCGGCAAGAGTATCGATGATTCCAAGCACCTCAATACTCTTGTAATTTGGGTTAGCAAGTGATGCGATCATAGCGCCATCTCTTTGACGATCAGTACATTTCCCTCGACGCTGAATACGTGCCTCAACCTGGAATACCGATTCTTGAGCTGAGGCAAATTCAATCTGAACACCATGACGCTGGATCATTCGGCGAAATGGTGTATCGCTTGAGTATCCAAGCAGAGTCGCAGTTGCGTGAATGCTGTGCCCATCACTAGCAAATCCGCGCACAACTTCCCAAAACGACTGACCATACTCATGTTCGACTTCTTTTACGATTGATCTAGGCACGTTTCTTAGCTCCCCTCAAATCAATATCGCACCAAGGCTTTCTCCTTGGCGGAGTTAATTTTGCTGCCTTGAATGTGACTTCATATCCTCGAAGCTTCATCCATGCCCGCATTGGCGTTACATTGTTCCATCCTAGAAACCTAGCGACCTCCGTAATCGTATGCGTTGGCGCCATTCTTCTGATTGCATCGATAGCTGGCTCTCCAGTGCGCCGCTCATACTGACCGCCAGCGCTGAAGTCGGATTCGATCCTTCCCTTCGATATGAGAATCCTTGAAGATTCACGCATCGGCCCTGGATTCTGCATCGCGTTACATTGTCCAAGCTTCGGAAAGCTGATTTCCTTTTTGTGCCGGTTTATCAGATACCAAAGCGTTGATGCGTTTGTATAGCCAAGTATTTTAGCTGTCGTTGTGAGAGAGTTGCCGTCTGCTGCATACGCCGCAACAACATCCCAAAACGGCTCGCCGTATTCTTGCTCGACCTTTTTGATTACCGAGCCAGCCTTAATCATCACCAAGTCCTATAATTGAGAACGTGAGATATGCAGGTAGGCGAAACTCCAAATTTCTCTGCTAATGCCTTGTTACCTGCAATTGACATGATTCGCGCAATCTCTGCTTTCTTCCATTCGCTAAGCTCGCGGATTTTCTCTGCGTCGTCGTGTGTCAGTAGTGCGTTGTGATTCAGCTTTCTCATGCGCCCCTCCAGGCATTTGGATTGCCCCGTGGTTAGCGGGGCTTTGTTAGGTCAGAATGGGATCTGGCTATCTAGATCGTCATCAGGTGCAGGTTGTTGCGCTGGACGTGACTGCTGCTGTGGCCGAGATTGCTGCTGACCACCATCAGCAGGCTTGCCGCCAAGCAATTGCATAGTGCCCTGCATATCAACCACGATCTCAGTTGAATGGCGTTTGATACCGTCTTTCTCCCATTCACGGGTCTTTAGCTTGCCTTCGATGTAGACCTGTCCTCCTTTGCGGCAGTACTCCCCCGCGATCTCGGCCACCTTGCCAAACAGAACAACCCTATGCCATTCGGTGGTTTCTTTCTTCTCCCCTGACTGCTTGTCTTTCCACTGCTCGCTAGTGGCTAAGCTCAGGTTGCATACGGCATTGCCATTGGTTAGATATTTGACTTCTGGGTCTTGACCCAATGTGCCGATGAGAATTACTCGATTTACGCCGCGAGCCATTATTGTGCAACTCCTTCAGATTGAAATGCTGGTGTTCGAATCTTCTGTTTCTGCTCGTCAGTGAGCTTTCCGGACTGCTCTACCTTGGCGATGATCGCGTCTGCCGTAGCCTTGCCAGCATCGATAGCTGCGATCCAGGCCGGAAGGTTAGCATCAAACTTGGCCGGATCATAGTAGGCGACTTCGAGTTTTTTGATCAGGTGCGGCTTACGAACACCGCGACGAGCGCTGATAAGAGTCTCGTAATCTGACTGAATTCCCTCAAGCGCACCAACCTTGATGCCTCCTACCTCTACGCCACCATAGATAACGGTTGGATCGCCGTACAAGGTGATTGCTTTGCCAGTCCACTGGCTAGACTTGTCGCCCCATCCGTCAGGAGATGCGAGGCATTTCAGCATGCCCTTGGACGGCTTATACGGCGTTGCCGGACACTCAACCATATGCACAAACACAGGATGATCGCGATCACCTGGAGTCACTTTGGCTACGGTGAAAGTCTGCGGACCAGAGATAAAATTTTCGTAGTTGAGCTGGTCGCTCTTGGGCTTGGTTGCTGCGCGAATATCTACGTCCTGCGTCATTCTTCATCTCCAAAATCGATTTCTACTTCGTCTGATTGTTCTAGCGCCCATTGCGGCAGACTTATTTCTTCAGAGTCGTCAAGGTATCCGTGCCAGTTATCTGTGTCAAGGCATTCTGCATAAGTAATTAGCGCCTGCCGCAAAAGCATATCCGCGACAACCATCATCTCGTCATCAGGCCGATAGACCATGGCGATGTGCGGGGATTGCTCTTCAATCGCGCCCCAATGCATCCGCTGCATCTTTTCGCCGTACTGCCACTCCCAGGCTTTTGTGTAGAGTGCGGCGCTGATGTGATAACCGTAAGACTGAATCGCCTTGCTGAAATTGTAGCGGTCTGCTTTCTGCGTTTTTTTCAGATCGAAGGGCAGAAGAATGTTTGTGTCAAGCTTGTCATAGCGAACCTTTACGGGGACGCCAGTCTCTGGATCATTAGTGAACAAGCTAAGCTCGTATTTGCCTTCTGACTCGATGATCTCTCGGAATCTCGGGTTACGCATGCACCCCTTCTGCATGCCCAAGACGTTCTCGTATTCACCCGAAGTCAGCACGCGCTCTTTCGGATGGTCTTTGCACGCAGCCTTATACAGCGCCGAAGTACGAGCATCGCACTCAACCACCTTGTAATCCTTATCCCAGCGATCCGACTCAAGGATTCGGCAATGAATCGCGCTGCCTATCTCCTTGGCCCGAGTCGCGTTGAATGGGTTCGGGTAGCGGAAGTGTGCAGGGCTTACGAGGATTCGCTTAAGACCTGTGCTGCCGACTGCTTCGTCTGCGTGGTAATCGTGGTTGCTCAAGCCTTCGTGTAGGCCGAGTGCAATTCTGGTTGGTGCATGATTAACCTGCGCTTCCGCTGCGTTGATCCAGCTGTCTTGCTCCATTATCGTCACTTAGCGCGCTCCTTTAGCATTGCGTCTGCATATTGGTAGGATAGAGATGCAGCTTCCGAGAAGTCTAGCCGGCGACGAATATCGGCTTCACAAGTTACATCCATTCCGTGGAACATTGCCATAGCCTTAGCAGCGAAGCAATCGCGCAGCGTCATTCCGTAATACTGAACACCGCTGCCGTCCGGATGAATTATTGGGAATGCCGGGCTATCTTCAAACTCGCTCATTGCACCTTGCTCCAGTAGGCTGCCAATTTCATATACCGATCACGCTTAGCCCGCGTAATCCGACGCCCAAACTTATCAGCCTCGCCGATGATGGCGGACCATATTGCGGCCTTGTAGGTCATAGTGGCTCGCTCGGTTGCTCTGCCCATTGCGTGACCTTGTAGCAATGACCAGCGCCTCTAGACGTACACCAAGCTCCATACCATTGGCCTTTTCCGCGATATTCTCCACTCTCAATATTCCAGTGCTTGCCAACTGGAATCCTGATAAGAACTGGAACGCCAATTTCTGGCATCCTCTCACTGCATTTAACCCACTGACTCATGCCGCAACCCTCATCTTAGACTGATAGATAGCCGCTTTTCGGGCTTTCTTGGCCTTGCGAATTTCCTTGAGCTTGTCGATTGCGTGCTGGCGGTGATCGTCGATAACGAATCCAGCAGCAGTGCCGTCGAGGTTATATCGGTAAGGAGTGATCGCCAGTGCTCGGTAGTAGTTCGGACGGTGCAGCCAGGCGTTCATAGCAGCTCGTTGAGTCAGCAGCGAGATTTGCAGCTTGCCCGAACGACGCGCCTGAGCCAGTTGCTGAGTAATGCCCAGCGCCAATGGCTTCGGACGGTTATCGTTGAAGATCTCGGGGAACGCTGCCTGCAAGCCTTCGATGCCTGCTTGGATCTTTTGTTTTTTGGATTCGGTTATCATTGGTTAACCTCCTTGGCCATATCTTCCTCTGGCTTGTACCTAAGGTTTCCGCACTCATCGGTGTACCAGTCGTCAATCGTTTGAGGCTTAGATGATTGAGTGGCGAACAGCGGGACAAGCGTAGATCCTGAATTACGATGCCTTTCTATTCCCTCTGCCCCAGCTCGCAAGGCCTTTTTCTGCCCATGAATATCCGTAACGAGATATGCATCTGGTTTGCGCTCAATAACAGGAGCATCTAACAGCGCTCGAATCTCAGCAACATTTGAATGGTCTAATCTGAAGCTAACGACCAGCTCTGCTAATTCGCGAGATATTTCGATTGTCCTACTCATCTGTAACCCCTCCGTTTCGTGTACCGTCACTCTAGCCAAACACTTTTGCGCCGTCAACAAAAAACCCGAATCTTTTTAGGATTCGGGTTTCTGTTCTCCAGAGAACTCTTAAGCAGCTTTCGGACGCCGCACCTCTTTCGGAACCTTGGACTGGAACCGCATGACCAGCTTGCGTAACCTCTGCTCGAAATCATCCTTGTCCTCTTCATTCAGGTTCTCGATTACGACGATTGCGTCATGCCAGAGCGCGCCGTTCATGTGACCAGTCGAGCGCAGGAGTACACCTTTCAGCTCTGGATCTGCTGGCTGAGTAGGAGGCTTGGCTAGCTCCTTGCGTTTCTCGGCAACCGCATCCACCATCTGCCTGACTGATTCGAATTCCGTCACCTTCATTTCGTATTTGTACGCGGCACGGAACATCGAGGCGTACTGCTTAACCGCCCTCGGTGCCGGCGTCAACGTTGAGCCTGGAACTGGACGACCGATCACGTTCGACCATCCGTTCTCCTCGTAGCCGACCGCCAGCCACGGGTTGAATTTCTCCAGCGTGTCAATGTTGTCTTCCTTGACTAGCTTCATAAAAGCACCAGCTACATTGTCCAGTTTGTCGCCTTGCTCTGCAATCGCCTGGAGAACCTTGCCTTGTTTGCTTTTTTCAGTAGTCATCGTCTTAGCCTCTAAAAGTGTTTAGATCCTTATCTCAAGATTGGGGCGGCTTCTTGCTGCCCCTTGATCTAAAGGATAGGACACATACGGTTACAGTCAAAGACGATTTAGTTATAAGCGACGAACGGTTTATAGCTATCAAAATCTAAGTGTTTTCCGGAGAACTGTTTTTAGTTTGTGTTACCATGGTCACTCAAACGAAACGAGGGTTGCCAAATGTTGACACTGCAAGACATCGTAAAGGGCCTAAAGGACAAGAATTTCGCGGCTGTCTCTAGAGCTACGGGCCTCAGCAGGCAGAAAATTTGGGCAATCGCTACCGGCGTAACGGCAAATCCTGGAATCCTTACCGCTCAGAAGCTTTCTGATTACCTTGAGGGTAAATAGATGGTTGATAACTTTGAGCATGGACCGGAACATTTCAAAGGGCTTGAGCACCAAATGCTTAGAAAGATGGAGCTTGTTTACATGCTATCTGCTTCCGATGGGGATTTTTACAAAATAGGAAGGACAAAATGCCCTAAGCAAAGATTTTCCAACCTTCAGACAGCGTGCCCATTTGATCTGATCTTGATTGCTGGAATACGGACTCCTATCGCACATCTTGTCGAGGCTCACTACCATGAACAGCTAATCGAGTACAGAGTAAGAGGCGAGTGGTTCAAGCTTCCGGAGGCAGTGGCCGATCAGGTTTCGGCTTCATTTACCGAGAGTGCACGCAGTGCAAGAGAGGCGAAAAGTGCACTACTTTAAAAGGAATATTGGTGACTACCATAAGAAAGCCGGTCGACTGTCCATGCTTGAGCACGGAGCGTACACGTTGTTGCTTGACGCGTGCTACGACCGTGAGAGGTTTCCGACTATTGAAGAGGCTTTGGAGTGGTCGTGGGCAAGATCAGAGGATGAGATCGCCGCCGTTAAATTTGTTCTTTCAAAATTCTTCACGCTTACTGACTCTGTTTACGCTCAGCAGAGAGTCAAGGATGAAATAGACGCATACCGAGCGAAGTCTATAAAAAACCAAGAAATTGCAATCGCAAGGGAGGCTGCAAGGAGGTCAACCAGAGAACGATCCGAGCACGAAACGTGCACGAATGACCACCTAACCATAAACCATAAACCATTAACCACTAACCAAGAACCACTAACCAGTAACCAAGAAAAGGCACATGTGCCTGATGCTCAGTCACGCGCTGATTACTTTGATCGGTTCTGGAAGCTATACCCGAAGAAGAAGTCAAAGGCAGATGCTGAGAAAGCATGGTCGAAGCTGAAGATGACGGACGAATTCTTCTCGAGCATCATCGCCTCGCTATCAGCCCAGGCAGCGTCGAAGGACTGGAAGAAGGATGGCGGGCAATACATCCCATTGGCTGGCGGATGGATCAGAGGCAAGCGCTGGGAAGACGAGACTCAATCGCCCGCATCCAATCACAACGGGTTCGAGCAGATTGATTACATGGACGGTTTGACCGTCGACGAAAACGGCTCACTACGATTCTGAGGAAAGAAAATGGCCTTTAAACTATTAACGTACCACGTTGGTCTTTGCCCTGCTCACCCTGAAGAGGCGGCAGGATCGGATGATGATGGCTTGACTCTGGCGTTCTGCCCGGAGTGCGGGCAAGAGAAGCAGCGCGCCGAATCCATAGCTACCCAAAAGGCTCAGAGCGATGCTAGACGGGCGAAGGAGATATCAGCTCGAGTTGAGGCGTGCCGTATTCCGCATCGGTTCTCTGGAAAATCATTTTGGGACTACTATGCATCATCGGGCAGTCAGCGGACGAACCTTGAAAAGTGCCAGGGATACGCAGAGAACTTTGACCAGCATTATGCTGACGGACGATGCCTGATCCTTTCCGGAACCGTCGGCACTGGGAAAACCCATCTTGCAGCCGCGATTCTGAAGGATGTCGTTGAAAAACAGGGTTACACCGGAAAGTACTGGACCGTTAACGGTCTACTGCAAATTATCCGTGCATCGTATGAAAAAGACTCAGGATTCAGCGAGTCCGAGGTGATTGAGTCGGTCACAAATACGCATCTGCTCGTTCTTGACGAGGTTGGCGCAACGAAGCAGTCAGAGTTTGAGCTTGCAACCCTGTTCAACATCATCAACTCAAGGTACGAGTGGCAGCTCCCGACAATCGTTATTTCGAACCTCGGGCCTAAACAGATTGGCGAGGCCATTGGCGAGCGATGCTTCGACCGGCTTCGTGAGGGTGGCGGTGAATGCCTGGTATTCCAAGGCGAATCAGCGAGAAAGCAGAAATAGATTGATCTCGGATCTTTCAAGCCATAAGATCGGAAAATAATTACACGGAGTGAAGAAATGAGAGATCCTTTTAGTCTCGAGGCTGAGCAGAGTGTCTTGGGGGCCATGATGATTGCTCCTGAGATGATCGACCTGCTATGCGCCGACCTGTCAGCCAGCGATTTCTATTGGCATGACAACGAGGTAATTTTTAAAGCTATCCTCGAGCTTAATTCGCTCAACCGTCACATCGACTTTTTGACGGTCGGCGAGCACATCGGCAATTTTGATAATGGCGAGCCAGCCTTCGCCTACACGGCGGAAATCCAGAAGGGTACGCCTAGCACTGCCAATGCCGAGCAATACGCCAGGATCGTGCGTGAGCGGTCTATGGATCGATGCTTGATCGAAGCCGCTCGAGAGATTCACGAGATTGCGCACAGCAACATTCAGACCGAGGATAAAATCTCGAGATCGCAGACGGCAATTCTCGGCCTAGACACTGAGACTGCTGCGAACGATACGGTTGGGATATTCGATTCTCTCGTCAAGCATATGGACGTACTCGAGGTACGGCTTGCTGGCGCCAATGTTGTGACGGGCATTGCAACTGGTCACGATGAATTCGATGAGCACACTGGCGGACTGCAAAACGGCGGACTGTACCTTGTTGCTGGTCGACCGAAAATGGGTAAGTCGACGCTGGCTATCGGCTGGTGCCAGCACGCAGCATTCCGTCAAAACAAAAAGGTAATGATGTATCACCTCGAGATGACCGAGAAGCAGGTGATGGACAAGGTGCTGGCTGCTGAATCCACTATCCCGCTTGACGCAATGAAGGACGGCTCGGCACTGTCCGAATACTCGGCGCAACTGATGGCGTCTGTAGCCAAGATGAAAGACTCGAGCTTTGATGCGTCGTACCGCTCGAGCTACACCATGCAGCAGATCCGCGCAGATGCACGACGCAAGAAGCGCAAAGACGGCCTTGACTTGATCATGGTCGATCACCTTGGGCTTTTGAACGCGGATGATCCGAAGCATAACCAAGTGGCGAAGATTACAGAGATCTCGAGGCAGGCCAAGCTAATGGCTAAGGAGCTGAATGTTCCGGTTCTGTTCCTGTCGCAGCTAAACCGTTCGCTCGAGCAGCGACCTAACAAACGCCCTGTTCCATCCGATCTGCGTGACTCCGGATCGCTCGAGCAAGACGCCGACATGATCATCTTTGTCTATCGCGATGAGGTTTATCATCCGGATACTGATCGCAAGGGTGTTGCCGAGATCATCATTGGCGCCGCTCGAGAGTGTTCGCCTGAGACGTTCTTCAGTCTGTTCCAGGGTAAGTACTCGAGGCTCACTAAGCTTGATCCTGCTGCATTCCAAGGCTGGGATGATGAAGAGCCAGAGCAGCCGAAGAAGGGTGGTGGCAATTGGAAGAAGGCAGGATTCTGATGGAGATCAAAGATGACTTCTTGTGTTATCAATGTTGGGCCGGTGAATTTGGCAACCCTTTCGATTGTAGAGAGGGAAGCCATCGAGGACTACAAGAGCGAATGTCTCCAGAGATGGAAGCTAGCTCGGGACCATGCCAGCCAGATTTATTTTGGGCTGAAGGCGAACAAGGGCAGAATGTGGGCTGAGCGCTCTTTAAAGGAGCGACCCGATATCGAAGCCGAGACACGCCGTCAATTGAACCTATTGCTAAAGGTCAAAAAGTGATTGAGATAACCGTGCCATACCCGCCCAAGGAGCTAAACCCGAACACCAAGCTCCATTGGGCCGCAAAGATGGGATACATCAAGATGTACCGTGGTACCTGTAAGGCCATAGCAGGCGAATCTAGCCACGATGTGCCAATGGGCGACCTCGTGCTAGACCTTGAGTTCTTTCCGCCTGACAATCGCCGCAGAGACGACGACAACATGATTGCAAGCTTCAAGTCTGGTCGCGATGGGATTGCCGAAGCATTGGAGATCGATGACGTCAAATTTCAGTTGCGCGTTCGGACTCGTGACAAGTTTCCAGGTGGAAAGGTCGTCGTGAAAATCTACGAAGACATCGAATAATGCTTGACTCTGCCAACACCTAAGCCATAATCAGCAGACATTTACGGAGGGCTACAAAATGCAAATCGAATTCAAAGACGGCAAGATCAGTTTCGACGCATACGACCTGCTGAGCGAAATGAGTGACGAGCAGAAGCTTGACCTTGTTGAGCGTCTGAGCTGTGAAGAGATTGTCATCAAGCATGTTGCTGAGCAGATTTTTGACGGGCTGACTGAGAATTTCCATTCAGGTGCATTCGCTACCGGATCGCCTAGCTATACAACTGCTCTGATGGATGCACAGCGACGAATTGCAAACGAGTCTGGTGAAGTTGCAGAGCGCGAAATTTCGCTGCTTCAATCGCGCTACGAACACGCTCATGCTCAATCCGAGAAATACGCAGACGCCTACTTCGATCTGCTGCACTACGCTGAAGACAAGTTCGGCTTCGGCTCTGTTCCGCGCGCTATCTAAGTGTTTTCCAGAGAACAGTTAAATTGAGAGTTTGGAGGGGTGTGATGGATAGCAGGCAGCAGTTTGAAGAGTGGGCAGTAACGCAAGCCGGAGCGCTAGAGCTGGCTGATCTTAGATTCGTTGAAAGCCATGGAGAGTATTACTGGGCTATCACTCGAGCAATGTGGTCGGCGTGGCAGGCATCACGCGAATCACTCGTGGTTGAGTTGCCAGAAAGAAAGTGGAGTGACGCCGACTTGTACACTATCTACGGAGACTCATGCGGAAGAGGCGATTGCCTTGACTATGACGAAACCATTGAAGCTATTAACTGCGCTGGAATTACCTGGAAATGACCCTAATCGACCTACTCCCCCTCCTAATCGCGATCTACGAGAAGCACGGGGACTTACCCTTGGCTACTGGGTTTGATGAGCATAAGCCTATCGTTGGGGCGCTTGTTTCGGAGTTTGAGACTTCGAGCGAGATGGGTAAGAAAGGGGAACTTTTCGTTGATTTTTACTAAGGTGATGGAATGAGCGAATTTAAAGGAACGCCAGGGCCTTGGGATTACGGATGGAGAATTCAGCCTAATGGATGTCCTACGGTCGGGCATAAAGGCCTGATGGTCTGCATGGTTGCACATTCGGCTAAGGTTGCAGATCAGAGAGAAATAGCACTAGCCAACGCAAGCCTAATTTCTGCCGCTCCTGATTTGCTTGAGGCGCTAGCGGGTCTTGTTGAATACGTTGATCGGATGCATGAGATTGGTCACATTCAGAGGCCCGTGCAGTCATCCGTCGCCGTTCGCGCAATCGCCAAAGCGCTAGCGTCAAATTCTTGACCAATATTTCAACTCATCCCATATATTGGGATTGGAGATAGCATGAACGATATTCGAAGTAAGTTTGAGGAAATTTGGCCGGTGCCTGATGGTGTCGTGTGGTCGATGAATATTGGTGCCTATGTGTGCAACGACGCGATCCGCATAACTCAGGAGCGAATCAACAAATGCGTGGAACTGGACGCCCGCCTCGACACCTTCACCCGCTGCCAGGAGACGACATCGATTCATCTGAGCTTGATTGAAGAGATGCTGCAAGAGATCGAGTCTTGCCATGCCGACCTACGTAGCGAGAACTGGTATGTGACGCGTAAATCTGCTTTGCTTGATCGCGCCAAACAAATCATGGAGCAGAAGAAATGACATTGCCTGGACAGATGGAGCTAGCTACCGTGATTGATCACCGTCGCGAACCAATCACCTATTGCAACATTATGAACACGCCGGATGGATTGCCAGAACGTATCCGCATGCCGCATCAGGAAGACACCCATAAACCAGCTGGAGTGCGATTAGCCAAGATGCTATCCCAGTACGACGACTCGCCTTCATCGCAGCTCTGGAGTGAAATCCAGTCTTTGGCGCGGGAGATATTGCGATGATGAGTCTAGAGTTCGTTCTGTTTGCTGTGTCGATGACGATTGTTGCCTATCCATTCTGTGGCGCAATCCTGTACGGCGATCCATGGCGTTGGATATTCAAGAAATAGTTATTGCCAAAACCAAAAAAGCCTCCTATCGTGAGGCTTCTTTTTTGCTGGAAATTTGGAGGGTTGAGATGACGCTTACGAATTTCATATTCAAGACAGTGATGATAGTTTGCATTTGCGCGCCTTTTTTCTTCGTCTTTAAGGTGTTTTATATGCCAATGGTTAGGGATGCCATCGAACGCGAAGAGGAGCGCGAGAAATGGAGAAATTACAAGAAGCCTGAAATCGTGCCATTCGACCGAAATAAAGCAATCAAGCAGATGCAGAGGAACCTGAAATGATCACCCAAACAACCCTCCAAAACGCAGCCAGAGCCATCGAGTGCGACCTCTGGACTGATCCGAGTGGCGCGAACTATCTGGCTAAGGATGGAGCTATTCTTCGGCGGTGGGAGCCTGAGACGTCGAGCGCGGATTCGTTTGAGCTGATGGTTGCGCTTGGTATCCAGGTTGAGCGATGGGATGACTGCCAATGCGTCGTGACATTCTACAGGGCTGACTTTGCGCAAAGGATCGTATACAGCGATAACCGGGGCGCAGATTACCGCATGGCGATTCTACTGATTGCCGCCAAAATCGGAGCCGCCCTATGATCCCCTTGACATGGTTCCTGTGGGGATACATATTGCCGCGACCTAAGACGAAAATTAGTTATTGGAGGGGTGTATGAGTGATGTGAAGCTGTATACGTTTGCGGGTGCAGCTGGTTGCTATGTGTACGAAGGCGACTACATGAAGGTGGCGGCTAGCTTGAAGGATCAGATCCTATACCGCTCTGTTGAGCGTCAAGAATGGATGGAGTACACGGACAAGCTCAAAGCCGAGAACGAATCTCTGCGCAAGGATGCTGAGCGGTATCGGTGGATCAAGAAGGAATCCGAGCTTTCGTCATACGAAGACAGCTATTCGCTACCGATTGTCCATGCATGGGAATACAAGCCTGGTCCTGAGTTAAACGAGCAGTTCGAGTCCTTAGATGACGCCATCGACTACGTGATCAACAGTTCTCCGGAGAACCCTTCCTGATGCCTCTCTTGAACCTACACGGCTTGACGCTAGACGTAGACATCACCTACGCCCACTCCGAGCCTTCTACACGCCACACAAACGGCCACAGCGAACTCTGCTGGACCGCAACCAGCGGCACAGATGAAATCGGAGAAACAATTTCAAAAAATGCGCTTGACTTAATCTGCAACGAGTATATAAATGAGATCGAACGCGCCATTTGGGCGCAGATAGAGGGATAGGGAATGTCAGAGTTAACAGTTTTTCTGCGTGGTTATGCGATTGACGTCAAGATCAAGCATGTTTTTGTCCAGGCCCCGATGGGCATGCGCGCCGATAGCGATCAAGATTGCTACGGATACTCTGAGCTTGATTACGAGGTTAAAGAAGTTGTTAATGATTACGGTGACTCGCTTCATGATAGCCTGGCGCAGTCATGGGCAGAAGCCAATCACGCAGAAATCATCGAGCAAATCTGGTCCGAATTGGAGCGTCAATCATGAGCATCACAGTCAAGCAAGCACGGGAAGCGCTCGAAGCAGCGCACCTGGCATTCACCAAGGCAGATATCGAGCATCCGACTGCCACTCACATCGCAAAAGAAGCACTCACCAACGCCCGCCACGAATACTGGAACGCATGCGCCAATTTCTGTACTAAACTCGAATTCTCGACCGATCTGGCCGAGGTTCACGAGAATCTGATTACGCAGGGGCTTTGGGAATGAGCGAGTTGCAGCCTGGGATGTTGGCGATGATCGTTGGCTCAAGGTTCGCGTCAACTCAGGACAATATCGGCAAAATGGTTGAGGTTATTGAAAAGTGGTTTGATGGGCAGATATTGGTTAGCGGCGACAGTATTACTAAAGACGGGGAAAAGGTAGATCGAGCGCTATGCCTTCCAATCCATCTTCTTCCAATCAAGCCAGAATCCGACCCACTAGACGTAACCGATAAGGAAGAATTGCATGCTTGAAATTATCAAGGAGATGCAAGCGCGAGGCTGGACACTGGCGCTTATTGCAAGTCGGAGCGGGGTTAGCCAGAATAGGCTAGAGCGCGGAGTGTTCGGCGTTCGTGAGGAGCGCGCACTGCTACGACTGGCAGAGGAAGAATGCGGGATTGATCTGGATGATTTGGAGTTGAATCAATGAAAATTGATTTCGTAAAGCTGATTGAGGCCGTATGCATCGTTACTGTTTCATTTTTTGTCGGACTGGACACGCATGCGTCGGTCGGCGTTGCGACCATGTACGCACTGTTTCTCGCGCAAGAGATTCGCGACGCAATCAAAGGAGCTAAAAAATGAGCGCACTGGATACGCAAGTAGGCGGCGACCACTACAAGAAGCTTAAGATCCAGCCGGTTGAGTACATGCACGCGAACGGCATTCCATTCATTGAGGGCTGTATTATCAAGTACGCATCTCGGTGGCGTGACAAGGGCGGCATCGCAGACCTAGAGAAGATCAAGCACTTTGCGCAATTGCTTATTGACCTTGAGACTTCTGAAATCAATGGTGTAGAAGATGTCGCTCTTGTAAATCCTTCACATATTATTTCGGATATTCCTAGATGGGATGATGCGCCGGAGTGGGCTACTCACTTAATGGTTGCGAACTTCGAGATTGCAGGTGGCAGAAAGTATCAGTATGCGGTTAAGCACGGCGCTGGGTATTACGACGAGCCTTATACGCTTGAGGCTAGCCGGTTCATTACAGAAGGCCAGCCGCAATTGTGGCTTGTTCACTCTGATCGACCAACGAGCACAACCAAATGACCGAATACAACGAGCAGCGAGTAAAGGAAGCTCTGAGCACTGGCGCGAATAACGCGATCATGGCTGAGATGCTGGGCGTTTCGGAAAGGACTATGCGGCGGTGGAAGGCTAAGTTGGCAGTATCTGGGTACTCGCCTGAGCACGACATGACGCGACAGGTTCCTGATGGGTTTAAGGTTCGCGGTGTTTCAAGTCTGTATAACAAGGACGGCGTGTTGTCTGCGCAGTGGATCAAGTCTGGTGCTGATGATGAGCGCCGTTACCAGATGATGCTGGAGGCTGTTGAGGCGCTGAATGAGGTGGTTGTAAGGGCTGAGCCAGTAGAAGTCCCAACAGACACCAACGAAGAGCTCCTGAACTGCTACGTGATCACCGATTACCACTTCGGCCAGCTATCGTGGGGCGAAGAGACGCGAGGCGAGGACTACGACCTTAAGATTGCAGAGAAGCAACTGATTGATTGGTTCTCTATGGCTATCACTGCCGCGCCTGATGCCAAGATCGGCATCTTTGCGCAGGTCGGTGATTTCTTGCACTATTCCGGCTCAGGGCTCCAAGCGACCACTGAAGCTAGCGGCCATATCCTGGACGCAGACGGTCGATTCCAGAAGATGGTGCGCGTAGTAGTGCGTACCGTTCGCAAGGTAATCAACATGCTGCTGGAGAAGCATGAGCTCGTTCACGTAAAAATGTGTGAAGGTAATCACGACACGTCCGCGTCATGCTGGCTTCGTGAAATGCTGTACGCAATGTACGAGCATGAGCCGCGCATCACCGTAGACCGATCAGCAGATCCTTATTACGCCTATGAGTTCGGGGCTAGCTCTCTGTTCTTCCATCACGGGCACAAGAAGAGGGTTTCGGATATCTCGCAGGTGTTCGTGTCGAAGTTCCGCGATATGTTTGGGCGCACCTCAAAGAGCTACGCGCACATGGGTCACCTGCACCACGTAGACGTGAAGGAAAACAATCTGATGATCGTGGAGCAGCATCGGACCTTGGCAGCAGCAGACGCACACTCAAGCCGTGGCGGCTATAGCTCAGGTCGTGACGCGAAGGTCATCACCTATCACCACAAATGGGGCGAAGTAGGACGAATCACTATCAATTCCGACATGCTGAAATAGCCATTGTGATATGATTCGGTTTGCGGAGACAGGGCCGGCCAGCCTTTCCATGCCGATACATGGATTATCCGCAAATCCTTCTAGCCATATCGGTGGTATCAGATGCAACAGAAGTGCATTCACATTATTTCCAAGGCTCAGGCTAAAACCCTGGGCCTTCGTCGTTTCTTCATGGCTAAGCCGTGTCCGCACGGGCATATCACTGAGCGTGCAACTGCTGATGGTAAATGCGTGGAGTGCAATCGCCTTGTGTGCGCGAGAACATTCAAAGCAAAACAGGATGCAAATCCAGAAAGGCAGCTAGCCATTGCCGAAGCCAAGCGAATCGCAGCAGAGCGCAAGGCTGAAGTAGCTGTTAAGTCAGAGGCGTGGAACAAGCTGCGAGCATCAAGACAGGAGGCGCTAGCATCTGGCGCGCTTACCTATCATGGTCGCGAATGCCCTTATGGTCACGGCACAGAGAAGTACACCAGCGGCGGCAACTGCATTACCTGCTCTGCTGAATTCTCTGCATCCGACCACAAGAAGGAATATGACAAGCAGTATCAGGAGGAGAACGCAGAGAAGATTCAGGCAAGACGCACGGAATATCAAGCCAAGACCTCTGCGCAAAGGACGATTGCTGCTACTGCCTGGGCTCGCAGCAACCAAGAGAAACGCCGATCTATCTCTAACGCATACAAACACCGTCGTCGCGCAATAGAGAAGCAAGGATCTACCACGGCGGAGCTTAGAGAGTGGGAATCGAACGCCAAAAAGGATTGTTACTGGTGCGGCAAGAAGAAGCTCAAGAAATACCACGTCGATCACTACCATCCGCTGTCGAAAGGTGGAGCGCATACTGTGAGCAATCTGGTTATCGCTTGCCCTGGATGCAATCTAAAAAAATCAGCAAAAGACCCCTATCTTTTTGCGCAAAGCATGGGTAGGCTATTCTGAAACACGAGAGAGGCAGCGAATATGATTAACGTAGTCCCGAAATTTACAGCAGGCCCACCAGCACGCCTAATCCCCGGCCAATTCATCGTCTACGAATCCGGCGAATACCAGCTAATCGGCAGTCATACTGCTTTAACCAGTACGCAGAAGATCGTCAAGCACACGACGCTGATTGAAGCGCATGAGTTGGATTGGCTTCAAAGCATGGCAGTCGACCGCAGCCTTGGAGTGTTGAAATGAATAAGCCAGATTGGAATGATGCACCATCGCATGCAAATTGGATGGCTAAGGACGAGAGCGGTGTATGGTGCTGGTTTGTTAAAGAGCCATATCTAGGCGATTTCCATTGGATGCCATCAACTGATCAGGTAGATGGAGATTCATTTGGGGAATTTGACGCATGGTTTGAAAATGATGATTTTTGGGTTGGAACACTGGAGCCACGCCCATGACCCAACTAGCAATCCTCTACCTCCTAGTCGGCCTGCTCTCATACTGGCCAGCCGTCTACTTCTGGCTAGATCCAGAAGAGATCAAAAACGGGCGCTGGTATCATTGGCTCATGGCCTGGATCATGTGGTGCTTCTGCTGGCCATATCGCTACATCATGAATGCTTGGTACTGGTGGAGGGCGACGAAGTGAGCTTCAGTCAAGAAGTTGTGCGGCGTATTTATGATGACAGCGAAGGCGTGTTCATCGAGGTTGGGCCTGATGGCGACGGTCTTGGCGGCATAGAGATCAGAACCACTAACGCAGAAAGCAAGGAGTTCTATGGTGATATCCGGTGTTCGATCCATTCAAAGGAACAGGCTATTCTGATTGGAAAGGCCATTCTTGCTGCTGCTGAGGACATGTAAATGACCACAATCAACGACCTAGAACAAATCAACACTATGGCTATGATGACCATGTGCGAGCTTGGGTATGCGCGGTATGAGCGGTTTCGTGCAGGGTTAAAGATGGATGATGAGGCGTGCGACAAGTTGCGGCAGTTCGTTTATTCGAATTCAGACATGGAGCATGAGCTTGAGCTTCGAATAAAAGTCGCCCCGATGTACAAAAAGAGTGTACAATCCACTCAACAGCGCGGCATCCACTGATACCGCCTTACAGAATCGGCGTCCCCCTCCGCTGATGTAAGACCTTTAGCCCATCGTGAACCGTCCGATGGGCTTTTTTTATGCCAATAAAATTACACTTTTCGCGCTAATCAGCCAGAATATTAGCGTTTTCGCGCTCGTGGTATCATTCTCACGCCTGGTTCCAGTGCAGGCCGTCCTAGCCACTCGTTATTCGGGCTCGATTTGCGGCTCGTAAGTCGCATAACCTGTCGCAGCACGTAAGGAACCTCGGCGAGATAGCGTGCGGAAAGACTCGGCGTAAGGTGAGACGCAGGTGATGTTTGTGATATAGTTCCTTTCGTGACTGTATCTAGTGGATTTGCAGCGTAAGACCAGCTAGGAGAACCGTTGTGTATTAGGCGGCCTAGGACTTGCTCAAAGTCATGGACGGATAGAGGAATACACTCTCTATCGAAGGCGGCGCCATAGCAACAGTTTGGCGGTTTGAGACCCCTGGCTAAAACCAGAGCTAATCGAACGGTGCGACCTTCCTGTAATGCAGTACGGATCTAGTATGGTTTAACGCCCAGCTAGACGCTGACGAGTAGACCAGCCTATTCAGCTAGGGTGCCAGGAAATCTTAGGATCTGGTTCCGCTACGAAAGACGAGGCGAGAGGTAGCGTAGTTTTACGTCAACTTCGCCATGACCGCACACGCGGCAACTGGTCGAGCGAAGAGCGCAGGACTCCACCTCGGCGACACGGCTAAAACCGTCTCCTGTTATGTGCAAAAACACGGCCCCTCTCGCATGATTCAGAGATCCTGATAGTGTGCTGAGGGGTTTTTATTGCCCGACAAAAATTGATAGCCACTAGCCACCGAACCGCAAGTGATACCATTAGTCTAAATGGATACATTCCTTAAATTAGACATCCTGCGATGACCAAAATGCCTGAAAAAGACCCGAACAACTGGATTGCCTTGTGGCATAGCATGCCCGACACCGTTCGAGCCTCTATTCTAGGCCTGCTTCTGGCCTTGATTATGGCGTTCAAGCAAGACGGGCGAACCGTTAGCGAGCGAGTGACCGACGTACTGGCAACCCCGATCCTAGTTGTGATCAGCGGCTACTCACTCCAAGCAATGGGATTCAGTGAGTCGCTAGTATTCGTCCTTGCTGGCGTATTCGCTGGCTACGGTATCGGACCAGTCAAAGCCGTACTCAAGCGCTGGCTAGAGAAAAAAGTCGACAGCGCGTGATATCCTTAGCTCTCTATAAGAGGGCTTTTTTATGGCTAAAACGCCACTAACGCATGCTGGGGATAAGGTTAGTCAGGTTGGGCGGTCGAGAGCTTTCGAGACTGCCGACGATCTGCGCGAGGCAAGCCTAGAATACTTGGCTTGGGCCGACGATAATCCGTTGTACGAAGAGAAACACTTCTGCGCACAAGGCCAGATCCTTACAGCTGAGATCCGCAAGCCTCGCGCAGTTACCATCGTCGGCCTTTGCCTGCATCTCGGTATAAGCCGGCATACATGGATCAACTACCGCGTGTCCGATGAGTTCGATCTAGTCTGCGAAGAGATCGAAGACCGCATGAAGCAATATAAGTTCGAGAATGCGGTCGCTGGGCTGATGAACCCTACGTTGATTGCGCGGGATATTGGGCTAGTCGAGAAGTCGAGCGTTGACCTGACTAGCGGCGATGGCACCATGTCGCCTCAGCAACTGACCTTCAACATCATTAAGCCTAAAGATGCAGTTTGATATCTCGTCGGCCTATCTCCCGTTCGTTGACCTTGAGAATGTAGCAACAAGGCGCGAACTGCTGCGCGATGCCCGCTATCACATCATGGAAGGGGGGCGCGGTGGGGGTAAGAGCCATTTCATCGCAGAGTTACTAGTCGTTGAGGGCTATCTACAGCCTCAGCGCATTCTCTGTACGCGCCAGATTCAGAAGTCAATCAAGGCATCTGTTCTTCAGCTCTTGGCTGACAAGATCGACAAGCTAGGCCTGTCTTGGTTCTACGACGTACAGCGCACGCAGATTGTTGGCAAGAATGGCACCGTCTTTCTATTCGAAGGTCTGCAATCCAACATTGACAGTATCAAATCGATGGAGGGCATCACCCGCGTATGGATCGAGGAGGCTCATGGTGTTGTCGATGACTCCTGGCAAGTCCTGATCCCGTCAATTCGTGGCGCTGGATCTAAGTTCATCATCTCCATGAATCCTGGCAACATCATGGATGCGAGCTATGTTCGGTTTGTAGCTAATCCGCCATCGAGCAGCATTCACCGCAAGATCAACTATGACTCCAATCCGTTCTTCCCTGAAGTACTTGAGACTGAGCGCCTGGAGTGCCTGAGTCGCTTCCCTGACGCTTATCCGCACATCTGGCTGGGTGAGCCAACGGCAGACAGCGAGCACGCTATCATCAAGCCTTCATGGATTCAGGCAGCAGTAGACGCGCATATCGTGCTTGGCTTCAAGCCTGAAGGTATTAAGGTCGTCGGCATGGACGTAGCGGACGAGGGTGCCGACAGTAACGCAATGACTGCTCGTCACGGCTCTGTCGTTTTCGATCTTGAGGAGTGGCGCAAAGGTGACGTGATATTCAGCGCTAACAAGGCGTTCGCATATGCAGACCTGAACGGATTCGATCAGCTTACCTATGACTCGATTGGCGTAGGTGCTGGCGTTAAGGCTGAGACTAATCGCCTGATGGATCAGCGGCAGTCGTCCAGGCAGATGCAGGTGTCTGGCTTCAACGCTGGCGGCGCAGTGGTTCAGCCTGAAAGCGAATACATGGTCGGCAAGAAGAACAAAGACATGTTCTCGAACATCAAGGCGCAGGCATGGTGGCAAATGCGCGACCGCTTCAGCAAGACCTACAAGGCCGTTAGAGAGGGCGCAGAGTATCCGCCTGACGAGCTTATAAGTCTTTCGTCAACGCTTCCACATCTTGAGCAGCTTAAGGCTGAGCTATCAAGGCCGATGGTCGACTACGACAACAACGGGCGCGCAAAGGTTGAGAGCAAAAAAGACATGGCTAAGCGTGGCATTCCTTCGCCTAACTTGGCTGACTCGCTGATCATGGCCTTTGCGCCTACTGAGCAGGTTCACGGTGCCGTCTTCTTGCCAGCTCGACTCCGCCGGTAAAGATTCTCCGGAGAACACTTGACGGTGAGCCGAATAGATCGCACAATCGGCTCACTATCTAAACGGAGGGTGTGAAGTGGCTACTGAAAAAGAACGGGAATTGATCGCAGAAATTACTAGCCTAGCAATGGATATTGGAGCTGGAGAGTACAGCGCATTCGTTGACTATCATGGGCATATCCACGGATTTGATGCGCGAGTATCAAAGAAAGATGCGAGAGACTATTGCTACTATGCAGAAACCGTATACCTAAGCGGTCGCACGCCAACTTGGACTGAGAAAGACTCGATTCCTCAGCTTGAAGACATTCTTCACTCAATCAAGAAATACCACCCAGCATTCGACGCGGACGGGGTTAAGTTATGAGCATTCAATGGATTTTCGACGCAACGCATTATGACGAGCCAGGCAAGTGCTTCTACAAAAAAGTAGACGATGAATGGCACGTTTTGTGCGATGATGGCGACCATTTCAAGTCTGCCTCTTTATACAATGGCGAAACTAAGGAATCCGAACTTATCGAGCGCCCAAAACAGCCGCAAGCGTGGTCAGGCCCGGAAGATGGGTTGCCGCCAGTAGGTACTGTGTGCGAGGCGCGCATTCTTCTTCCTGGTCAGTCAAATTATCTTTGGAGGCGCTGCGAGGTTGTCTACCAGAATGAGGAGATGTCGCAATCTGAATTGCTAGTCGTCGATATCGAAGAGACAGCCGCTAGATGGGCAGACGAATTCCGCGCTATCAAGACAGAGGAAGATATCGCCGCACAACTCCGCGAATCCGCCATCCGCGAACTAATGGACATCGCACAAGTAGATTGCCGCGTGACTGCTGCTAGGTTGGTTGATGCTGGGTTTAAGCGGGAGGCATGCAAGTCGGACTGCTCGACTAATAATCGTGGCGTTCCTGAGCTTCTTGGTGCTTGTGATTGCCGGTGATCTGTGTATAATCTGATCTTCGCAATGCTTCGTGATTGATCCTCATTGGCGTGAGGATAGATCTTTCAGTAGTAAACAAAAGGCCCTTAATGGGGCCTTTTTCTATTTCAGCTTGCGCTTGGCTCGTTCGACAATGGCGGGAGAGAGTGGATTACCTTTCTCATCAACCAAGATCTCTACCGTCGAGCACTTGCAGTTGATCATATTCGGCGTGATTGCCCACCAGTCTCTCTCTTCCTGAATAGTGTATATGTGCGAATGACGAGCGCGATGCGATGGTCTCGTGCTGGGCGACAAGGCGCTGATATGCATAAGCCTGGTATTGATACCCAAATCAACCTGCGCCGCCTGAGCCTCGTCCATGCGCGCCTGACGAAAAGAGTTAGTAACCTCAGTCCGCGCAATCCGCTCAGCACGCGAACGGTTAACGCCTGTGCGCTCCTGAATGTCCTTAGCGATCACCCTCGGATTCTGGCCTGCAATCATCCCTCGCGTTAACGTCTGCGCAAGATCCGATTTCATCTGCTGGCTGAATCCTTGCATCAGTTCGAATTCGCGAGCGGCTAACAGGCTGATCCGCTTGCGATATGGTGGGCTGAATAGGATTGCGTCTAGGGTTGGCTTGGTTAGTGCGTAGGCTTCTGATTGGACTGTCAGGTTAGCCGCAGTAGTTGCCGTCCCTTGTTGATACGCCGGCTCTACGTATGCGCGCATGAACCACAGATCCTGCTCGCCACCTTCCAGCAAGATCAGATTGCAGATTCGCTCAATCTCGGAGTTGATGCCAGCCAGGATCGCTTGGTCTAGCTGGAATTGATACGTGCTTGCGTTGATCTCAAGCGCATTCAGCGTAACGACCGTGTAATTCTGCTCGCCAAGGATGCGCAGGACTTCTTTTCCGATTGCGCTAACTCGTCGGTCGAAGTCTTTGATTGCCTTGCGCTCTCGGGAGTCTTGGCCGGTTGGGTCTGTTGCTGAGCGCGGGAGAATCGGGCTACCTGCCATGCTTACCTCTAATTAGAAAAGCCCCCGTAGGGGCTTGATTATTGCACGGCCGCTTGATCTTCTGGCGGCGGCTCGATATCAGGCAGAGGATCAAGCTCGACCTCTGCCTCGTACCCTGCCGCAACCCGAATCTCATCAACATTGAACACTGGCTGGCCCGAACTGAGCATTTGGGCGTTCACCTCAGACATGGTTTTTGCGTTCAGCAACTTTTCGGCGTCAGTAGACTCTGTAAGCTGGTCCCACATAATCTCGTAATCTTCGCGACGCTCAATCACGCCATGATCCATCAGCCAATCAACGACGAGACGGGAGTTAGGTCCGACCTCATTCTCACGGCGACTTTGACCAAAGCGGTTGAACGCTTTCACATCCTCATTGCTTGCGAGCGTGCCAGTCTGCCGGCCAACGATGATCGTTGACGGGACCTGCATACCTGCACCAGTCTCTTCAAGGTTTACTTGAAACGGAGCGGTAGGATCAGGTACGGCAGAAGCGATTGCGGAGACTTGACCACCTTGAGTAACAATCGCAGAGTCAATCCCTCGGTTTAACCCATCCACCACGGAATCGTACAAGGTGCCGATTTCCGACATCTGCATGCCATGGGCTCTCGCCAGGTCCTGCAAATTTGTGTCCTTGTCGAACCCGATATGGATTGCTCGTGCGGCGGCTTTTATATAAGCCTCGCCGGATCCACCTGTAACTTTCTCAAGGCTGATCAGGGCGTTCAGTACTGGCTCGAAGATTGACTCAGGCTCAGTGATAGAGCCGAAGATAATCACGCGACTAGGATGCATCTCAACCATGCGCGGCGAATCACCGATAGCTTCGCTATGCTCGCGATAGGTATACATCAATGGCTGGCCGTAAGTAGGGCTAGTCTGATTGTTGTCCCACGCGGCAATCTCAAGCGATCCACGCCAAGCAGGAATGAACTTCACGATAGCTGCTGCACTGATATTGCCAAGCGGCTGATTCCACTGCTTAGAGTCTTTTACCTGAATGATCATACCAGCATAACCACCGACCATCTTGCGCTTGTCGGTTTCCTTGATTGCGCACCAAATGCTTTTCTTCTTGAAGAGGCGTTTAACGTCTTTTTCCCACTGCGTCTCGTCTCGGGTTTCGTCGTACTCGTCTTCACCTTCCAGAATCCAAGGCGGTGTCTGCCAGGTCTTATCCAAAACCTGCATCAAGGCGCCGTGACCGATACCGTGACGCTTGTATACACGATAGAACTCGTCAAAGCACGGGTTATCGGGGAACCCATATTCACAGTAAGCTCGTGGGCGCTTCGTATCCAGCGCTCCAGTGCTGAATGCCGCCGCAGCCTGACGTGACGCAGCAATCTGCCGCTCAGCTAGGTTGTTGAGCGCCATCATCAATTCAGGTGGTGCATTGACAGTCATAAAATAGGGCCTCGTAAATTATGTCCATTCTACCATTGACGTGGAATCGGATTACGGCTAAGGTTTGCGGACATTAAACGGAGGGGTTGTGATGCCTAAAACACTGAAAGAGGTTTTCCCGCACAAGTTCAGCGCTGGCGATTCGGTCAAGGTCGTACGTCGCAGCCAAGGGGAATGGTGCCGTGTTGGATCTATTCATACGGTTCGCGTGTGCAAGCATGATCATGAGCATGGCTGTGTCTACGTAGTAGACGAAGATCACGAGAACCAATACATCCGCGAGTGCAACCTTGAGCTTTTGGAGTTAACTCCGATGACTGATGACTCGGTTACTTTCGGGGAGCAATGGCACCAAATCGACGGCCCAATCAAGTGGCGCGACACAATCATCCACTGCCAAGCAATCATCGAAGACTGCGAGCGCGAGATTGAGAGGAATGTTCAGTTGCTCGATGCAGAAGGCCTGATGATGCAGACGGATAGCAAGAAGGCGATGCAGGATTATGCGACTGATGTTGATATGAGCGATTGGCGGAATTGGAAGGTTGGAGATATTGTAAGCGTCATCAATGATTGCGACATTAATGATGGAGAATATGCAATCCTTGAAGTTGAAGAGGCCGGTTATGACGCCGACATGCCAATAAGAATTAGTCATGGGTGGCCTGACATGGACTGCGCGACTATCAAGTTCGTCCGACGCCCATAACTCCTAACCGCAACACAAAAGACCCTGCTTCGGCGGGGTTTTCTTTGTCTGGTAGAATAGTGGCTATCTATTGGAGGGTTAGCCCTGTGAAAATGAAAGAAATCGATTGGGATCTGTTCGTTGGATTTGGTGATTCGTGCACCAATGAAGAGGAATGGATCTAATGAATACCCGCGTAAACGTCCGAGTAGCCGTAAACGCTGCCTCTATTCGACGCGAGCAGCATAACGGTCGCGAGCATATCGTGGTCCCGTCGTTTACTTTGCCAGATGGCGTAGTAATGAACGGAGGCCTGTATCCGCATGACGAGATCGAGAAGTCCTACGCCAGTCTAGAAGGCACTCTAGCGCCTCTAGGCCATCCGCAAGTGAATGGCGAGTACGTCAGCGCGCAACAGCCTGACGCGATCAACTCGTATCACGTAGGCGCCTGGAACCGCAACGTTAAGCGCGTAGGCAATCGCATCTCTGTAGAGAAGATGATTGACGTTGAGTTTGCCAAGAATACCGAGGGCGGTCGCAAGCTGCTTGAGGCTATCAACAAGGGCGAACCAATCCACACATCAACCGGCATCTTCCTTGAACGCGAAATGACGCCTAATGCGGAAGGTCACGAGTGGATCGCCCGCAATATGAACTTCGACCATGACGCTATTTTGATCGGCGAAATCGGCGCCGCAACTCCAGAAGACGGCGTTGGCATGATGGTAAACAAGACGTTCGTTATTAACTCTGCCGTTCCTGTGATCAACGAAGACGCCCTAGACGACTCATACGGCGAGAAGCTAGCCATCTTGAGCGATGCAGTCAAGGAGCGATTCGCCACTTCTGACTCTTACGCATACGTGCAAGATTTCGATGATCGTGCGCTGGTGTATTGCACTCCAGAAGGCATGTATTCGATTGACTATCACTTTGAAGGCGACAACCCGATTCTAACTGGTGAGTCGCGAACAGTAGTTGCGGAAACGTCGTACAAGGTGAAAACCAACAGTCTCATGGCGCATTTAAAAGCCATGGTACAATTATTCAGTACCAAAACTAAACAGCCTGTTGTGCAGGTTAATACCCCCGAGGAAACAGATATGACCCCTGAAGAAGTTCAGGCCATCGTTGATAAGGCAGTGGGCGCAGCAGTTGATGCAGTGAACCTCAAGCTGAACTCTTCAGAGGCTCAAGTAAAATCACTGCAAGAAGCATTGCAGGCTAACTCCGACTTGCTGTTGAAAGACAAGCGCGAAGTTGTCGGCAAGAAGTTCGGCGAAGTTGTCGCCAACGCTCTGTCCGGCGAGGCACTGGATAAGATGTATGCCGAGTGCCAAACCGCAGCCGGCATCGTTAGCGGCACCCCTGCTACCAACGCAAAAGACGAGTTCGAAGGCTACAGCCTGAACTCCGCTGATCAGGAGGCCAAATAATGGCTAACGTTATCTGGCGTGGTCCTGTGCATCTCGCACAGCCTGATTCGCGCACCGCAAAGACTGGCGCAAGCATTCTTCCAGGCCTGGCTGTAGTGTTGACCGCTGGCGTGTTCCAGTTGGCAGCAACCTCGAAGACTGACTTCTTCATCATGCACAACCGCGCATACATCGGCGAAACCATCGATACCGCTGTTCCGTCTGGCGAAACTGGCGAAGCATTCAAGCCGGTTCCTCAGTACGAGTTCAACGTGCGCATGGCCGCTGCTACCTACACTCCAGGCCAAGTCCTGAGTGTTGCATCTGGTCAGTTCAAGGCCGCTGCAACCGGTGAAGTAGCTGTCGCAGCCTTCGATGAAGCAGCCTCCCGCGCTGTCGGTGCCAACGGCTTCGGTGACGTTCGTATCCTCGCTAACTCTTACGTGGTGTAATTGACATGCCTATTTTGACTTTCAACAAAGAGCAGGAAGCAGCCGTAATTGGCAAGCGCCGCGCTCACAACGCCCGCCAGGAGCGTCTTGCACGAGATAGTGAAGGCGAGCTGATCGGTAACGCATACACCATCCCTCGTGATGCTTGGGCTACCTACGACCAAGACCTGATCACCTTGCAGCGTGCCGCCCTAGGCGTATTCACTGACTTGGCGAGTCTTCAGCGTAACGTGCCAATCGGCAAAGTTCTGCACTACTTCTCCAAAGTCACTGACTCCGGCGAAGTGAACAGCTCGATGGACGGCCGTAGCCGTGCGAAAGCCGATGCGCCTGTTATCGACTACGAAGGCACTCCAGTTCCAATCTACGACACAACCTTCACCTTCGGCTGGCGAGACGTCGAAGCCGCTCGTCAAGATGGTGGCTGGCAGTACCTGGATGCCGCTACTCGTGACAACGGCAACAGAAAAATTGTTGAGAAATTGGAAGACCTGGTAATTAACGGTGACACCAAGTTCAACGTTGCCGGCAACCAAATCTACGGTCTGCGTACTGCTCCTGGCCGCGCTACCGGTAACTTCGGTAACGTCGATCTGGCAACCGCTACCGGTGCTCAGTGGGTTGAAGCGTTCCGTCGCGTTCTGGTCGGCCTGCAAGGTGAGAACTACTACGGCGGCGTAACCTTCTACCTGAACTACGGCGACTGGTTCGCTGCATCGGTTAACGACTACGTAACCGCCGCGCCTCAGAACACCATCCTGAGCCGTCTGATGGCTATTCCTGGCGTAGTTGCAATCGTTCCATCGACCGCTGTTCCTGTCAACGAAATCCTCGCCGTAGTGAAAGAGCGTCGAGTGGTTGAGTTGCTGACTGCGATGCCTGTTACCACCATGCCGATTGAACGTAAAAACTTCACCGACGAGTACAGCTTCCAGATCATGACCGCAGTTGCGCCGCAGTTCAAGCGTGATGCGAATGGATCGACCGGCGTAGCACAGTTCGTAAAAGGCGCTTAAGTCTTAGATGTAAAATAGGGGCCTTGATTGGCCCCTTTTTATTTAGGTGATACATGAAAGAATTTGAGATTACACAGTCCGGTTATTACGTCGATGGCGTTCGGCAGCCAATCGGAACCCGCATCAAAGCTGAGAGTATGCCGGCTGAGCTTGTGAACAAAGCCGTTGAGGTTTCGCCATCGGAAGAGTTGACGCTTGAGGTTGCAACGCCTCGACGTGGACGACCGCCGAAAGAGCAATAAAAAAAGCCCTCGCAATGAGGGCTTCTTTTTTAGATCAGGATAAGCAGCAGGAGCCATAGCATGGTTGTGCCCTCGATGTGGTCGCCGTCTTGGCTCCCTTGAAATAGACAATAGCCTCGGCTATTAATCCCGTCAAGCGCCCATGATAAAATAATGCTTACCTCTATGCGAGTTCCGACCAATGGCAATGATCTACGAAATCCCACGCGGCAGTCTCGAATCTGGACCGATGAGTCTGGATTATGACTCTGGGCTGGTCACAATTCAGTATTACGATGCTGGAGGCGTGGAGATTTTCCCGACGAGCATGGCGACGATCTCTGTTAGCCGCACATTGTCAGGAGAGAATTTCAAGCAGGTCTATGCTCAGGCGCTGCATCAATGGGCCTTTGAGGGTCCGGCTGGCAGGCTTCGCGTATCACTCACTGGGACCGGAGCGACCACGGCAGCGCTCAAGGTATGGCGCGGCGACGATGCAAGCTCAGGCATTCCAGCA